CTATTCATGTGCCATTGCGCAGCAGGTGTTCTTAATCAAGGTAAGAACGTTTTGTATATAACAATGGAAATGGCAGAGGAACGTATTGCAGAACGTGTCGATGCTAACTTAATGAATTTGCCGATTGAATCACTTGGGTCATTACCTAAAAATGTATTCGATGATAAGATTGGTAAGATAGCGAAAGCTGCTACGGGTAAACTTATAGTTAAAGAATATCCTACTGGCTCAGCTCACACTGGTCATTTCAGAGCTTTACTTAATGAGCTTCGTCTCAAAAAGAACTTTAGTCCTGATATGATCTATATTGACTATTTAAATATTTGTGCGTCAAGTCGTATGAAAGGCATGGGCGGAAGTATAAATAGTTATACCTATATAAAAGCAATCGCGGAAGAACTTCGCGGTCTTGCTGTGGAATTCAATGTACCGATAGTTTCGGCAACTCAGACCACGAGGTCTGGATTCAGTAATACTGATGTTGGACTTGAAGATACATCTGAATCTTTTGGTTTACCTGCAACGGCAGATTTGATGTTTGCTCTTATTTCAACAGAGGAACTCGAAGAACTTGGCCAAATAATGGTAAAACAATTGAAAAATCGTTATAACGATCCAACCAAATATAAGAGATTTGTAGTTGGCGTAGATCGTTCCCGCATGAAACTATATGATGTAGAGGAGTCGGCTCAATCAGATATTATGTCTGACATGGTACCAGATAAGCCGATAAACAAGTTTGGTGAACGCGAAAGTAATGACTCGTTTGCCGACTTTAAAATATAAAGGAGAAATATATGAATATGTTAAATACAGCAAAAGCATGGTTAATGTCAAGATGGTCAGAAAGAACATCTTGGGACGGTGGACTTATAGTCGGCCTATCATTATCCTACCTATTACTAGGTGGACTTGTTGACTTAGTAGCTTGGGTAGCCCTAGCTTACGGTGTTTACACTTTTATTGCAAAAGAAGTATAATAACCTTTTATTATGACAATTCGTGGGGGAGTTTCGACTCCCCTTTTTTTCACAAACAACACTTTCTCACAATTAATTTCATTAATTTCACTCGAACCGTTTACAACTGCTCCCAACTGTGGTATAATATAACTATATTCAGATAAGGAGCTAATATGACATACAAAGAACAACCAATATCAATAACCGAAGAGGTTATTGCAATGAGCACCAGCGCAATTCTAAGAGAATTGGACGGTGGAATGAAACTAGGAATTTGCGAATCTTGGGACGAAAGAGTCGGAATGACAGATAGAGATTGGGCTATCGAAAAATTAATAGCTAAAAGACTAAAGGAGGCAGGAGTATGAAATTATCAATGAGACATATCGCAACAGATATACCAGTAGATGTTGAACTAGATCTAGTAGAACAGAGCTGGGCTAAGGATAAAAATCCAACAACGCTTAATTTATCATGGGACAAACTTTGTGATTCAGTTGCACGAAGAACTGGCCATGACATACAAGGCAATTTTGAAATTGAAACTATAGATGGGAGGGTATTTCACTAATGAAAAGATCAACAAGTTACGTAATGACAGTACACACAGGAAGCGCAGGCGATATGCTTGAACTCCAAAGACTCAGAAAAACCATAAGCACCGTAAATTTACATGCTAAAGAAAATGAAAAGGTTGCTTATATGAATCCAAGAGGAGCTAAGTTTCCTAGATACTATGTTAAATGTCAAGCAAGAGGTCCAAGAGCTAAGTTTGCAAAAGCATTAGGAAGACATCCTAGAGCTTTCGACCAGTCACTACCTCTTAAATTTGCGGAGAAAATGGATGTCTATGTCTATCAAAGATAAAGCTTATAAAATAACAGCTAAGAAAAACCACAAAGTTGTCGCAGAATACCTCTATGAATTAGAGGAATCTGCTGCAGCATTTGCTAGTAAAATGAAAGAAAAAGGATATCAAGTTTGGGTTGAAAGAGTAAACATATGATTGAATATATTATACTTGCATTCATCATCGCGATATCAGGCTATCAAGCATTTCAACATGGAATCCGTGAAGGAGCTGAAAGAACTTTAAGAAAACTTTCTGAAGAAGGAATCATCTTTGTTAAAGCTGGCGGAAATATACTACCCAATAAATTCTATACTAAAGATTAATCTTTTATAAATAGATTTAATACATAGGAAACTGTTTATGAAATCTTTAAAAAATTATATTTACGAAGCTAATCTGCAAGGAAGCACGACTAAATTCTCAGGAGCTTTAGGCGCGTTTAAACAATATGTTGAACTTAATCCTAAAAATGTAGAATTTAAAGTAGATAAAACAACAGTTTTAAGTAGAATGGATGGTTCATCAACTGACATTACTGTTAAAAAAGGTACAACCTTTAACATAATGGATAGAGAAACTAAGCTTATTAAAAAGGTTGGTAGATCTGATGCAGTTAGAATTCAACTTACTGATAGAAAATTCAAACAATATCACGGTCAAGATTTTCTTCTTCCATTAAATAAGATACTTAAACCAACAGGTAAACAAGTAGAAGCTTTAGAAGTCGATATATCTGATAAGAAAAATCCAAGAGTATTTACACCATTTAAAACTGGTCATGGCCATGAAGGTCAATTCACAGAAGCATGGATTAAACATACAGGTGATAGATGGCAGTTTGAATATAAGGGTAAAGAATATAAAGTATTAGCGTTGAGAGCTCCACTTGGAACTTTTAAAGGTAATCCAAAAACAGATGTTACAGTATTATTAGATAAAGCACCTCCTAAGATGCCGTCAAAAAAACTAAAATATAGTTTAAAAGCAGCAAATGCTACATACTTTGAAAATTGGATGTTGCCTAAAAGATTTATGGAAATCTTTGGTAAGAAAAAAGGTTCTCAAATACTCAATGATGGATTAAAGGATTTAAATACAACTGGTAAAATTGGTGGTACAGCAACTAAAACAAATTCAATTGCTCCTTTTATTTCTAAAAAATGGAATATAGGAGATAGATTAAATCCATCTGAAATGATGGAAGTAATCTCAGGAGATATAAAATTTGATGAAGGTGAAGGAGCAGCAAATGCTTTCTTTGGTGGTGATATACCTACCGGAGCAAATGCTCTTGAAGTTATATTATCAAATACTAAATCATCAAGTGATATGTCTAAAATAATAAAAGCTGGAATATCTATGAGAGGCTCTACTAAAATTGGTAACTTCTCTTGTTATGTTCAAGCTGACGATGGCAAATGGTATATTAGCATAGGTTATGGTAATATGTTTGATGTCGATAAGGAATATAGACTAGTATGAAATCACTAAAAAACTACTTATCTGAAGCCGCAGGAAAGAATACTCATATGACACATATTGAGGATTTAATCTTGGACGGCGGAGTTAAGGGGGCTCGCCAAGCTATCCTGGCGCTAAGATCTATGAGGGATATGTTGAGCGGTAATGCAAAAGCACCAATGGACATTACTGTAAAGTGGGACGGAGCCCCCGCCGTATTTGCTGGAGAAGACCCAAGAGATGGTCAATTTTTCGTAGCAAAAAAAGGTATATTTAATGCCGACCCTAAAGTATATAAGAGTCATGCCGATATTGACGCTGATACTTCAGGGGATTTATCTAAAAAACTAAAACTTGCATTCGACCATTTAAAAGGTCTTGGTATCAAAGGTGTAATCCAAGGCGACTTTATGTTTGATTCAAGTGATTTAAAAAAGGAGAAAATAAATGGAGTTGGACATATTACTTTCCATCCTAATACTATCCTCTATGCTGTACCTCTTAATACGCCATTAGCCAAAGAAATACAAAGAGCTAAGATTGGTATTATATGGCACACATCATATAGCGGTGGTTCATTTGAAAGAATGTCAGCATCATTTGGTAAAGACATAGTTTCTAAATTAAAGAAAACACCAGATGTATTCATGGATGATGCAACACTTAAAGATCTAAGTGGTACTGCAACGCTTACAAAAGCTGATTCATTATTACTCAGTAAAAAGTTATCTGATGCTGGTAAGATATTTCAAAAGATATCATCAACAACTTTAAAAGAGATAGAGTCAAACAAAGAACTCAATCTTATAATTAACATATATAATAATACTAAGGTAAGAAATGGTCAACGTATTACAGATACGAAGAAGCATGCAACTGGTTTAATTATGTTTGTAAGTGATCGTTATCAAAAACAGATAGATAAAAGAAGTTCTGATAAAGGTAAACAAATACAAATAGATAAAAGAGATGAATTACTATCTTTCTTTAGTAAGAGTAACTTAAAAAACTTACAAAATGTGTTTGATTTACACAATTTAGTTACAGATAGCAAATTAATTATTATAAATAAACTAAACAAACTAAGTAAAATTGGTACGTTTGTAAAAACTAAGTCCGGATTTAAAGTAACCAACCCCGAAGGTTTTGTTGCTATAGATCGTATGGAAGGTGGAGCTGTTAAGTTAGTAGATAGATTAGAATTTTCTACAAATAACTTTAGCAAAGATATTATTAAAGGCTGGGATAATCCAGGCTAAATGGGAACCGAGGATATAAATGTCGATAAAATCATTCAGTGATTATGTAACTGAAAATACAAAAGAAATAACATTCGTATTTGGGCGATTTAATCCGCCTACGATTGGTCATGAAAAGTTATTTGATATGTTAAAGAAACAATCACGTGGTGGTTCATATCGTATATACGCATCTAAATCTGTAGATGCTAAGAAAAATCCTCTAGAATTCAAAGATAAAATAAAATTTTTACGTAAAATGTTTCCTAAGCATGCTCGTAATGTAATGGCTGATAAAGATATTCGTACAGTACTCGATGTAGCAGTAAAATTGTATGACCAAGGCTTTACCAAAGTTACTATGGTCGCAGGTAGTGATCGTGTAAGAGAGTTTAATATACTCCTTAATAAGTACAATGGTAAAGAC